GCTGGCTCAACGCCCATCCAGCGCCGGCGCCTGGCGCCAGGATGCTCATTGGGACGGTGTCAATCGTCGGGGAGTACCTAGGCACAACCACGGGAATGCCGACGCCGACTGGGGAGGTTGGACATGCGTAGCAGGGAGGCGCATCTATGATGGAACTCTTGTGGTTTCTCGCCCGTTTGGTATGCGTGGTGGTAGCAGGGTATGTAGTCGTCCCAGGCATAATCTTCTGGCTTACAGAAATTGCACCGGGAGACAAGCAATGAACACGCCGGAAAAACCGAAATGCAGGCTTATTAAGAAAACTGCTAAGTCGCTGAAAACAAAGTGCTTATTTTAGTTGACAAGTAGTTGTGACTATGAGACACTAGAGCATGGCAACTCCAAATCCAAACCGGAAAACGCTTTCATTTCAGGTTTCCCTGCTTCTGTGGGAGCGGCTTAGGCACCGCATACCGAGGTACGGCGACCGCTCCGAGGTGCTGCGCCAGCTTGTTGAGAAGTTCTTGGCGGGGGACGTGGTAATAATTAAGGCTCCTAGGAGGATTTGATGTCGGCCTGTTTTTACTGTGAGTCTGAGGGCTTAGGCGACCTCGCAGTCGAGACGACAATGGCCTGCCGCATATGCGGCAACCTCTACTGCGAAAACCACGCCTCCGAAGCCGAACCAACATTCTGTAAAAACTGCACGGCAACCCCCAAGCTCGAAATCACCGAAAAGCCATTGATTGACGATGAGGGCGTCCAGCACAACGGCCGGGAAATCTCCATCAAAGGCGAGACGTGGTACTCACAGTGCCGCATCATCTCCGAGCTTTCCGAAGTCGAGCTTCCCCAATGGATTGACAAATATCGGATGATGCTCCACGACGCGGAACGTGCTAAGGAGTATCGCCAGATAATGCTCTCCGCGCTGGAGCTTGAGCAAGCTGACCGTGCGCATACAAAGGCACGGGCGCTGCGGTATGTCAAGGTTCCAACGACTGCTGCGAAGCAAGCGGCCGCAAAACCGCGCCGAGACAAGATTACATCGGTTGTTGAGTTGTTGAAGTCCGCCGGCCTGACGGCCGCAGACTTGCAGGCGTTGATTGCGGCGAAGGTGCAACAGAAATGAGCCATGGTACGGCGACGACAAGAAGGAAGCTACCGCCATATCGCCCAAGGGCCAAGTGCCCAAAGTGCGGCCATCAGAAAGTTGACACAACTTTCCACGCAGCTAAGATGTTCTACCAAGACGGCTGCGTCTTTGCCGGTTGGCACGGCGGGAAAATGCAGCGGGAACACCTCCACCGCACTTGCCTACATTGCGGCTTTGAATGGCCGGAAGCGTGTGAAGATTCCAAATGGAAAAAGACGAAGAACCCGACGACAAAGTAGACGAGTATGGAGATTGGGTGTCGCTCTTATGCTTCCGCGACTTCCACCATCTCTGTCACCACAAGGAGTGTAGCTGTGAGTGCCACGCCAAGTCAAAGCCCCCAACCAACCCCAGCGGTAACGCCGCTGTTCCACGTTCTCCCTGACGGTCGGTGGAGCTTTATGTACGACTCCAGCACGATAAAACCCTTCTCACTTTGCGAACGGCAGTTTCACTACCAGGTTCTCCGGAACCTCCGCAGGAAAGGCCGCCGGGCGTCCATGGACATCGGTTCTTGGTGGTCGGCCGTGATGTCCGACTTCTATGAAGGGATGTTGGCGGGGACGCTGACCCAACAATCAGCGTTGCTGAGCGCGGCCCGGAATTGGGCCGCCCTGGACATGGACGCCCTCGAAGAGCACGACCCCCGCGGCTTCAAGTCCTTCGGCGGCCGTGATGGCGCTATCACAATGATTGGGAGATACCACAACCGTCAGGCCGATATTGACTCCAAGATGTGGAAGATTGTGTCCACAGAAGCCGGCGCCGGTCGCAGGCACGAAATCCTTGTCGGCGAGAACAATAAAGTCGTCGTTTATTATGTAATCAAACCCGACATGCTAGTCGTTGACCAAAACCGGCTGTGCCCAGTTGACCACAAAACAGTTGATAGAATCAGCGCAGACCTTATCAAGAAGTACAAGCCGCACGACCAGATTCAAGGCTACATCTTCGGCGTTGGTGCTATCGCAAAGAGCATTGGCTGGGACTTGCCGGTCGACCGTTGTATCGTCAATGTTTGTGCTCGGACGGAGCCGAAAGATGATGCCGTTCGATTCACGCGGGTTTATCCGAGCTACTCTTTGCCAGAGATGCAGGAGTGGCAGGCTCGGAAGGTCGAGCAGGCCACCCGGCTCCGCTATTGCTTTGAGAACGACGTTTGGCTTGCTGACGACCAAGCCTGCCATATCTACAGCGGTTGCAGCTACCGGCTCATCTGTGCAGTTCCACCAGGCTCGCGTGAGTTGGTTATAAACGCGGACTACGTCCAGGTTGAGCCGTGGGTGCCTTATGAAATCGAGTAGGCAGTAGAGCTAAAAGGAGTCGGCATGAAGTTCCGAAAGAAGCCGGTTGTTATCGAGGCCATTCAGTGGACGGGCAGCAATTACGAGGAAGTATCTGAGTTCATGCAAACACAAAGGGGGACAGTTGATATTGACGACCCCCTGAATCCTGCCCTACTGGTCCACACAACAGAAGGTGTTATGAAAGCCAGTCCTGGTGACTGGATTATTCGTGGGGTCAAGGGCGAGTATTACCCCTGCAAACCTGACATCTTTGAGATGACCTACGAACCAGTGATGTGAGGCACAGCAGGAGGAACAAGGAAAGGAGTCAACATGGAACTTGTAATAGCCGACCAAATAACACCATTTACGAAGCTGAAATTAGCTGAAATCGGGCCGGAAAAGTCCGGCAAATCCCGCCTCGCCGCCACCGGCAGGAAGCCAATTCTGTTCTTCGACTTCGACCAGCGGGCTGAAAGCATCGCCGGCATCTCAGGCGTGTACGTCATTACGTTCCGTGACCGCGGGTATCCCTACCAGCCAGAGGCTTTCAGTGAGATGCTGGACGTTATGACCAAGCTGGAGCAGAGCTTAGACTTGTCCCTGCTTGGCTTTGACGTTCCTCCGGGAACCTTGGTGAAAACGCTCGTTGACGATAGCATGTCAACAATGGCAAAAGCTGCAATGGAATTCGCGCTGTTCACGACCAAGGAAATCCGGCGCGAAATCAGCGTCGGCGGCAAGATGATGGTCAGGATTCCAAAGAGCTATGATGCCTGGGCCGCCGAGATGTCCATGGTCGAAGCGGTGGTTCTTAGGCAACTGGCGCTGCCGGGCGTTGATGTTATCACAATCTTTCACGAAGCTGCTGAGGAGGCACCGGAATCAACCGACACAAACCCGAGGTTCACCGGCAAAGTCACTACATTCCCGGTGCGTTACCATCGGTTGCTCAAGTACTTCAACGAAGTTTGGCGGATAAGCCGCGCCGGCGGCACTGTACCGCAGGTCAAAATCGCACCGGACTATCAATTCACAACAGCAACCTGCCTCAACCTTGACCCGGTTGAGCAGCCGAACATCGAGGAAATGCTGCGCAAGCAGCCACAAAAAACTACATAGGAGGTTTTACCAATGCCGAGAATGGGTGTAAGCACCGAATCCCTGAAAGGAATGCCGACGATGCCGCAGGACATCTACACCGTCCGACTCGACGGCTTCGAGCCACGATTCTCCAAAGACCGCGGCTCAGTCAACCTCAACCCGAAGCTGGTGGTTATCAACCACCCAACACTCAACGACCGCCGGGTCTTCGACAACCTCAACAGCAAAGCTGGCTGGATTCAGCTTGATTTCTGCCACGCTTTCGGGCTCCCGATGCTCGTTGAAGGAGACACCTCCTTTATCCCCGGCGAGTTCCAGGGACCGGACAACGACCCGGAGAGGTGGAGCTATGTCGGCCCGCTGACCGGCCGGCTCGCAAAGGCCGAGGTTGCTGAGGTGGACAACCAAAGGGGTGGCACCAGGAACGCTGTGAAGCGGTACATCTGCGCGGTTGCTGGGTGTTCCACAAAGCACAGTGACAACTTGGTTGGGTAGCAGAGCTTGGGCGCGTGCGGCGTGTGAGCCGTGGGATTCCGAACGGGTCGAGGTCATGCGCATAGACCCACCTAGCCGTCGGAGGCAAGCGGCCACGCGTCCATCAAGATGCGCCGCCAGCGAGGTTCGATTCCTCGTGTCCTACGCAACCTGCCTGAATGGCGAAAGTGGGCTGGACACATTGGTATGATGGCGGCTCCAAGAATGCGGGCGGCCTAGTGGGAACTGAAAGACACGGCCCACTTCAAGGTTCCAGTAACCAGTCTGGCGGGTCGCCCGGTTCAAGAAAGGTGCAAGGGCAGGAATGATGGACGACCAGATTCTATCACTAATCCAGCAAGTAATTGACCGCTTACCATTAGGCGAGCCACATCGGGTCTGTGTCTTCTGCTTAGCTAACAGAGCGCCCAAATACGATGAGGTCACGTGCGGTTGGATACACCGATTTGGAATCGCAGGGCAGGCGATTGGGTGCAGAAGCAAGACTGGATGTGTATTTCAGCTATAAAACTCCCAGTGAGGCACGGCAGGAGGGAACCATGAAGCGCAAGGCGAAGAGATGGTGTGTGTGGGCAAGGTTTCAATGGCCTGCACCTAACACTTGGGTGCTTATCTGTACCTTCGAGAACCCCAACAGGAGCTACTCAGCCCGAGAATTGGCAACGGGATTTGTCGTTGAACGAAAATTAGTGCCAAATCTGGCGTTGTCCAGTTCTAGTTCTGGTCTTCAGATAATGCCGGGTTGGAAGCGAGACAGTTTTAGGATACTTCCCGAAGGCCAGCGGCCCAAGGCGAGGAGGAAACGGTGAAGCGCAAAAAGATATGCGGTCTTGACTACCTTGAGCAGCGTCCTGAAAAGTACGTGGCTGATGAGAGACTTTGGCATCTGCGCTGCGCCATTGTGGACATCACAAGGATGCTTCGTGAACTCGCCGCCGCCAAACCGATCCCGAAACGGAGGGAACCATGAGCGACGACCGTTGTCCTGAACACAACTGCGACATCGCGGTGTGCTTTGAGGAGCATAACATGAAAGGCGAGGAGGAAAGCATGAAACACGAAACTGAATGTAATAATTGGCGAGAGGCGTTGGGTGGACAGGAATTCCCCACCATTGAGGGGGCTTTCGACGCTGGTTATCAAGCCGCCGAAGCCCACCTGCGCGAGCCGCAAACGGCGGAGACCTGCCAAGCGGTGCCGCCGCATCCGATAGGCTGTCTTGTTCTTAAAGAGCCAGACGGCCCTGTTGGGTCAATCCACGTCTTTGCTGAGGATGAGGAGTCTATCTGCCTCGCCTGCGAAGCCGAGAAGCAGGCCCGCAATGTCGCACGGCTGGCTTTTGAAACTCTGGCGGAGGAACGCGACCACCTCAGGGCCGAGCGCGAGCGACACATCGAAGCGGCGGCCCACAAGGAACTCGACTGGTTTGCCGAGAAGCGCCGTGCGGATTTGCTGGAGGCGAAGTGCGCGGAGATGGCATCAGTTCTTCGGAGGACTCGCCACCGTCTGCTTGTGATGGTAGAGGCGGACGGCGAAGATGCTTTGTACGCAGATGAAATTAAGGCCGTTGATGCCACCCTTAAGGACAACCCCGGCCAACTGCTGCTCGACCGGCTGGCGAAGGCTGAAGCGAAGTGCGCGGAGATGACGCGGGACCTCCAATCGGTTTTCAATGGTGATGGAGAGGCTATGCGGGCAATTCTGGCGCGAACGGGAAAGCCGCTGTTCGGTCCGGCGACAACCGCACAACTGGCGTTTTTAAGTGTTGGAGCTTTGCTACTTCTTGCGGCCTCAGAGGGCAACCCCGGCCAACCGCTGCTCGAACGGCTGGCTTGGCTAGAATCTCAGAATCGAAAACAACTCGACTATTCAATCGCCCTGCAACGGCTAGTCGAGCATATTTGCCATGTCGGTTCCATTCCAGAGGAAATAGCAAAAGACTGTCCGCATCATGCAGAGATGGCTAGGAAGCACTTGAAGTGGCTGGAGAAGCTGGAGCGGGTGCGGGAACATGCAGCAATGAGTTTCAAGAGGCCGTTTTACAAGCCAGACATGGAATTGGGAAAAGCCCTTGCCGCCTGCAAGGAGGTGAAGCCGTGAGCCTGCGAGATGAATGCCTTGCTGTGTTTCACTCTGTGGGAAGAGTTCCCGGCGACTTTGCCCTGCTCTGGAATTGGATAGAACAGAAGCTCACCGAGGCCCAAGCGGAGACCAAACGAATCATCATCTGCGTCTGGTGTGGGCAGACCATCGAGAGAACCGGCGACATTAAAGTTGACGTGAAGGCGAGCCAAGCGCACGACGCCAGTTGCGAAAAGAACCCTGTCAGGAGACAGGCCCAGGCGGAGATGGTCGAGCGCGTGCTACAGGTCTGCAACACTGACAGAGGAGATTCGACCTGGGGTGGATTGTTAAAAGCCATCCGCGCCCTGTCGCCCGACCCGCACGCGAGAGAGCGCTGGGAGTTGGAGGCAAGGCGGGAAGTGTGGAAACTCGTGAAGATTCTAGTCAACCGAGAGAGCTTCCTGTCCGTAGATAGCAAGGCCGAAGCCGAGATCGCCGACCTTGAGCGCCAGCTCGCCGCGCTGCCGAAGGGGGCTAGACAATAATGGACTTTTCTGACCGGTTCATCTACCTAATAGGACTCTTCACCGTAATCATCTTCTGCATCTTTGGCATCATCAGCGCCGCAAGGTTCCTGCTGATTTGTTTTTACAGGAACTACCGTGACGTGGCTACGGAAGCCGAGGTTTCAGACCCGGAGAATGTAAAACAATGGCATCCGATGAACGAACGGTAAACATTTCCGACGTAGTTGTCTCCGACCGCATCCGCGCTGACCTCGGCGACATCGACTGGCTGTGTAACTCCATTAAAGAGTACGGTATTATCGAGCCGGTAGTTCTGTCGGTCGAGGTGGACTCCAAGCGCGTTCTACTGATTGCCGGCCGCCGCCGCTTATCCGCACTTGAGCGCCTCGGCCGCACGGAACTACGCCATGGTATTGAATTTATCTGGCGCGGTGAGGAAAGCCCCTTGCGGCGCAAAGCGGTTGAGCTTGAGGAGAACCTCCGCCGGAAGGACTTGACTTGGGTGGAGATTGTCACAGGCAAGCAGCAGTTGTTGGATTTGATGCAATCCATCCATGGCGCCGCTGAGATTGGCGGTCGCACCCGCGCCGAACGCGCTGCGGGCGAAAGCCAAGGCTTCGGCATCAACAAGCTAGCCGCGATGCTCGGCGAGAGCCCTGCTCTAACCAGCAAAGACCTCGACGTTGCCAGGGCGTTGGCTATCTTGCCTGACCTAGCAAACGCTGAGACCAAAGAGTCTGCGATTCGCCGGGCGTCAATAATCGTAGCGGTGGCCCAGATGCGGCAATCGGCGAAAGCAGCCCCGCCGGGCGAGAAACTCTGGACTTTGTATGAAGGAGATTTTCGTGATAACATATCTAAAATCCCTGGCGACTCGGTTGACCTTGTTTATACGGACCAGCCATTTGCTGTGGGTCTTGACAAGATGTCCAAGCACGCAGGGGGTGTTGTTAGCTATTCCGATGAAAAACCCGACATGGTGGCATGTCTTCCTGATGTGGCGAGGGAAGCATTTCGTATCCTACGCGGAGACAGGTTCGCCGTTTTCTTCTTTGGGTTTAACTATTACACCAGACTTGTACTGCATCTATTACAAGCCGGGTTCACGGTTAATCCGGTCCCTGTCATCTGGTTCAAGCACACTCGTTCCACCGAAAACCCCAACACCCGCTACGCCAACGCCTACGATCCAGCAATCGTAGCGATGAAAGGCTCGCCGGTGTTTATCCGCCCGGGCCAAGCCAACGTCATTGACATGCCGGCGGTGACGCCAAGCGAACGAATCCAAATCGCACAGCAGCCGGTGGCGCTCGTTGAGAAATTCATCCGTGACATGGTCGCGCCTGGCGCTTTGGTCGTTGACCTGATGGCCGGCAGCGGGACTACTGGGGTGGCGGCATTGCAATGCAAGTGCCGGGTTATCCTGTTCGAGCGTGAGCCGGCGGCTTGCGCGGTAATCAAAGCGAGGCTAGGTGCCCTATGATTCCACACCACAAACTCGAGGATGTACGGCGGATAGCGGGTGAACTCCAGGGCCCCAACCTCGACTTCAAGGCCGAAGAGCTTATCAACGAGATACTGGGGGTTTTATTTGGGCGCAGCTACGGAGAGATTAAAGAAGCTCTGCGAGGAGCGGAACCTCCGGTACGTCGGGACGCGGGGCAATACCCACAGTCTGGTCTGCGTAGTCGGCGAAGCTCCGGGTGAGGTCGAGGAAAGACTTGGATTCCCATTCACCGGCCCATCGGGCCAAGAGCAAGACCGGATGCTCAGCGAAGCTGGCTTGACCGACTGCTGGTTTACCAATTGCTACAAGTGTCGGCCGCCGGACAATGACCTAGCGAAGCTGCCGGGGCTAGGGATTCCACTTGAAGCCTACGAGGACCAACTTTGGGAGGAACTCAATGAAACAAGACCAACGCTCATTATTGCTGCTGGTGCTACTGCTCTTGGCCTTCTTGGCGGCCCTGCTACTTGCGGCCGAGCTGGCCCACAGATTACTAAGTGGCGTGGAAGCCTCCTCACTTGTAGCAGGCTTGGGCATCAGCATTTTGTTATTCCTATTTCTCATCCAGCCTTTGTGCTCCGCGAGTGGTCCGAACGGGACATCTCCATCTTCGTCCTCCGGAAAGCCCGGGAAGAACTAAACTACTTCCTCGCCAACGGCAAGCTCCAACCCTTGCCCGAGCGCCAGCTTATCATCGAACCAACGTTCGATGATGCGTTTGCGTTCTTGAACGAAATCGCCGAAAAGAAAACACGGGTGTCGGTGGATATTGAAATGTTATTTCGGAGGTTTCCATACACCGTGGCTCTCGCCACAAGCCCCAGCGTAGCTATGAGTATTGGGTTTGGGGATTATGAGGGGGAGCATGGAGCGAAGCTGTGGAGGTTGCTTGACAGAATCTTCCGCAATAATAACCAGATTGGGCAGAACTACCTTGGCTTCGATAGCCATTGGCTGGAGACGCTGGGCTTCCGTGTGAACACCGGGCTGGTAGATGACACAATGGTAGCGCATCACGTCCTGTGGCCGGAGCTTCCGCATAAGCTGGAGTTCCTGGCGATGCAGTTTACCCGCGAACCCTTCTGGAAAGACGAAGGGAGGCGGTGGACACCAAAAGACGGAAAGAGTAAGTTGATGAAATACAATGCCAAGGATGCAGCAGTGACCTATGAGGTGTTTCTGAAAGAACTGGAGGAACTCAATTTTCCAAAGCCTTAGCAGCTTCTACACCGACTATGAAATGCCGCTTGCTCGCGCCTTCTTCGAGATTGAGAAGCGCGGCGTCGCCGTAGACCCAGCGAAGCTGGATGAGCTACGACGGTACGTGAACGCGGAGCTTGCCAAAAGCTGTGCTGCCGCAAGCGGGGTTATTGGCAGAGCCGTTGCTCCAAGCACCGCTGAGGCTGTCGCTCTTGGCGAGGGCACGCTCAACCTTGGTTCTCCAGCGCAACTGCTGGTAGAGTTCAAGCGGCTAGGACTGAAAGTCCCAAGGAGCAGGAAGACCGGGAAGGAATCAACTGGTGAGGACCAACTCAATACCATGTTCGCCGAAACCGGCCATGCCTTCCTCCGGGAAATCCTGCGCGTGCGCGAGCTTAGCAAGGTTCTCGGAACTTATGTCAACGCGAAGCTGGCTAACAATATCCTATACGGCTCGTTTGTGGTAACCGGAACAAAGGGCGGTCGCCGCTCTTCAAGGAAGAGCTTCCTTGGTCTTGGGACAGACCTACAAAACCTACCAAAGCATTCCGACCTTGGCAGGATGTTCCGTAGGTGCATCGTGGCCCGGCCTGGAAAGATATTCGTTGCCGGTGATCAAGACCAAGCAGAGGACTGGATTGTCCAAGCAATAATCGCTGATAACTCCGGCGACACCTCCGGTCTTGACGAGCTTCGCGCGGGTGTTGATAGGCACCAAAAGCTGGCCTCGCTTATCTTCTCACGTCCAGCCGACGAATGCGGAAAAGGAACACCGTTCCGCTTCTATGGTAAGAAAACGCGCCATGCTGGCAACTATGGCATGGCCGGTAACAGGCTTTCGGCGGAACTCGCAAAAGAGGGGTTCCATATCAACAAGCAGCAATGCGAGTTCTTCCTGGCAAAGTTCCACGAGTCCGAACCTTCGATAAGGGGGGTTTTCCAACGATATGTTGAACGAGAAATCTCGACGAAAAGGTTTCTGCGAACTCCTTTCGGAAGAGAACGATGCTTCTTCGGATGCCGTCCGTACGGTGACAACTCTTCCATCTTCCGAGACGCTTATTCATACACTCCTCAAAGCACTGTGGGTGACAACACGGGTCTGGCTATCCTTTACTTTGAGGGCTCCTGTCCGGGCCTTGTGGTCATGGATTTGCATGACGAGGTTGTGCTTGAGGTTCCTGATTCGGTCAGTGCAGTTATCCCAGCGGCGGACCAACTCCGCAAAGCCTTCGACCGAGAAATCAGATTTCCCAACGGAACTACAATCGTGATACCAACACAGTTCAAGCTCGGCTACAACCTGAGGGACATGGCCGAATGCGGCAGATACAACGAAGCTGGATTACTGCGTACCTACAATACGTTGAACCAATTGCCGAGAGCCTAAGGAGTTTCCACTTTTGGTCTGCGGCGACGATTATAGCAGCGACTTTGAAGCGGCATGTGTGGGTTGACAGGGGCTCGTGGAAGCTATTCCCTAACATCTACACCGTCCTCGTTGCGGCTCCAGGTGGTGGCAAAGGCGGGGCGATGAACCCGGCCGTAGAGATTGCAAAGGCGGCCGGTACTGTCAATCTCCTCAGCGACCGGCTGACGATGCCTTATGTCCTAGAGAAGCTGTCAAAGGGGTTCCAAGCGCACTCCGTAACCGCGACCGGCGGCGTCGCCTTCGGCACCGACGCATCGGCGTTGTTATACGCTCCAGAGCTTTCAGTCTTCATAAGATACCCTGATGAATACCTCCCCGACCTATCAAATCTGTGGGACGCTAGAGAGGGTGATTACCCGTACTGCACCCGCGGCAAAGGAGAGTTTATGATTCGGTCACCTTCGGTGACTATACTTGCCGGCTCGGCGCCAGCTTGGCTAGTGCGCTCGATTCCATCAAACGCGATTGGCGGCGGATTCACACGGAGGCTAAACTGCGTCTATGGCAGGGAGCAAAAGAACTTCATGCCGTGGCCGGTGCTGCTGCCAAACGACCCGGCGAAGGATGCCCTCATTGACGGCCTACGGCACATCTCAGCGAATCTGAACGGCGAATTTACATTCGAGGACAGCGCCAAGCCGGTCTTTGAAAAGTGCCACTCAGAGTCCAAGTCCAACGAGTTCGACGACGAGGCAACGTCGGTTTACAAAACCTCAAAGTGGGTACACGCAACGAAGTTGGCGATGTCGCTTAGCGCCGCTAAAAGCGACAGCAGGAAAATCAGCAAGGAAGACTTTGAACTTGCGCTAGAAAAAACTGAGGAGGTCATAGCTGACCTAGCTTTGGTCTTCCGCGCCAGCGGCGAGAGTGACCTGGTCGAGGTGGCGGACAAAGTCCTCCGTTTTGTTGAAATCCGAGGCTACGCCTCGCGTGCGGAGATTATGCACCACCTTTGGCGGGATATCGGCTCTACCGAAAACATGAGCATAATCTTGGCAACGCTCCATGAAGGTGGGCTCATAACCGAATACTACCAGGGAAACAAAACTCTCTACAAGACAGTTCCAACAAGGAGTAAGCCATGACCGAAAATTTCTTGCTGCCGACCTCCGGTCGCGTGATTGTCCGGGAGGATCCCTTCAAGTATGAGGGCTTGATCAAGATACCAGACACCGCCCAGCGTCGCCCGACGACTGGCGTTGTCGTCGCCGTCGGCAAATACATAGACGAAGTCGCTGTTGGCGACCGCGTTGTGTTTGCCCAGATGAGTGGCACACTGATTCAGTTCAAAGACCAACCGGCGTTCCGTGTGCTGGTGCAGGATGAAATTCTGGCAAAGGTGGTTGGGGAAGACCTTGAGCTGGAGGGAACCGTTGCGTAGGCAGGAGCCGCCGACCATGCCACATGGCATTCCGGGGGTTTTCGGTCAAGAGACCGAAGGGTGCCAGGGCTGGCCAGCGGCCCTTGCCAAGACTACTTCCCCTTGCCCTTTTTCAGAGTCGGACCGGAGGTCTTCTTGCCCTTATCCCCCGGTGCGATTTCAAGTGCTTTGCAGGTTGCCTTGACCTGCTCAACGCTAACGCTTGATTTGCCGAATGACATACGCTCCTCCGTTGCTGCTCAGGATGTAAACATCAAAAACTTTCAACGAAATGCTCGGCACGCTTGACAGCCTTGGTCACCGTTCCCCTCTGGAAGATTCCTTTGGACTTTGTCTCTGGCGGGTAAGCCTTCCGCGCCAACAGTGGCCCAAACGTCGGCACCCGCCTCAGGGCCTCCCTCGCAGCCCGCTTTTCGTACTTATGCACCGTCATCCCAGTAACAAACGGCCATACAGTCTTGCCAGCATCAACAGCGTCGCTGAAAACTGGGCCGGCGAGAAACCGCCAAGTCGGCTCCTCAGACGGCATTGTAAGAGCGTACACGAGGTCCTGGACTATGCCGAAGCCGCCGACATAGGACAGGTTATCGAGAGCCCGGTCCAAGAGGAGCTTGCTGTCCGGCCGATTCTTCAAGTTCCCCCGCAGAACAAGGTTCTTCGCGTCGGCGAACACCTCACCGAAGGTCGGGAACAACAGCGTCATGTAGATTAACGGGCGAAGTTCGCCGTGAAGTATTGCCGGCTTAACAACATAGTCCTTGATAAACCTTGTTTGGTTGTACGCAAACTGCTTGTACAACGTGGCCATCCGCATGAACGGGCTTTTGCGCCACCCTGCTGGAAGGTCAAGAACGCTAGTCCGGAACTGCGTTATGTCGCTGGCGAGTTTGCCGGCGAGTCTTAGCTCGGTGTCGGTCAGGGCGCCGCGACCGACCGCCGCAAGCGGGTCCCTAACGCCAAGCGTGAGAAGCATCCTCTTTGCGGATTCATCAGCGGGGTTGCGTAGCAGGGTCTCAAAGGCATCCTTCACAGCGTAGTACCCAGCCCTTGCTGCTATCAAGCGGTTGTAGGTTTCGACGCCGCTGAACCCGGTTCCTTTGAGAACCTTAGCGCCGAGTGAGTTGGCTTCAACACCAAGCAAAGCTCGCATTTCAGTCAGCGTGTGGCCATAAAGCGCACCGGTTCGCATACCGAAGTCCCTGAAATTCCCATGCTCCATCATCATGTCCAGCAACGCTTTGGCTGTTGGCCTGATCCCAGCAAATACAACGGTGTTAAGCGTCTGCGACAAGTTGCCAATGACAGCGGAGCCCAACTTCGTTGCAGCCTCAAGGCTGAAAAGCGCCCGCTCGGCTTCGCCAATCATTTGACCGGGCTCAATGCCGAGCGTGCTGTGTGAAACAAACTTTGCAAACTTATAGGCGCTTTCTCCCTCACGAAGCCGGACTTCATCTAAGATGCGGTCCAGAAACTCGTTCTTCGGACCGAAGGTCTCTGCACCAACAGCACGGACAACCCTGCTATGGAGGTCTTCAAGAATCGTTGAAGGGTCTTCACGGTAGCCTTTCAGGCCCACGACCCTAGGGCTTTCCATCGTGTGGACTTTCTTAGCAGCGGAGCCTTTGGTGAACTCCAGAATCCTGTCAGCCTCCGCCACCGTCTTGGCAAAGCCTGATTTTATCAGGTGCAGCCGGGCTTTGTCCAGGTTCATCCCAGCGAATGTTCCTGGGTCCCACCTACGCGGCGCGTAGTCGAGAAGCTCCGGTGCGACTGGAACGCCAGCGTTCTTGGACCTGTTGTACCAAGCGGCTTCTAGGTTCCGGGTTTCCCGAGCTACGCTCTTGACGTAGTTGCTAGAGTGAGGCTGGCTGGCATCCAGGGTCTTGTACCAAGATTCCTTCGGGAAGGTTCCGTCCAGGAACGGCTTAGCCCGGTTTTCGAACCAAGCGTCAATCGGGCCTCTTTCAAGGTCGATCGCGTCGCGGTAGCGGAGGAGTGTCTTTGACAGGTACGAGCTTGTTTCACCACTGTCCGCAAGAGCCTTTGCGCCGTCGGTGATGAGCCACTTCTCGGCCTTCGGCCAAAGGTCTTTGGCAACTACACGGAATGCGGTTTTTAGGTAGGCTCCCATTTTTAATCGGGCGGCTCTGCTTTAGTCCTTTTGCCACCGCCGAGTTGTGCCTCCTGCTGCGTCAACGCCTCAGTACGAAGCGCCGCTTTGCGCTTTCCTGCTATGCCTTCAGCGGCCTGCTCTTGCCGCAACTTCTTGGCAACTTCAGTTTCACCAGTAGCCTTTGCCTTCTCAATCAACAGCTTTCGCTTCCGGTCGATGTAGTCCTCGGCCGAGACGCGGCCGGCTCCAGCTTCCTGTTCAAGGCCCACCAACTCGCTGTCAATTTCAGCTACGCTGCGGGGCGGTGCGGCGGCCTTGGCAACCCGGGCCTTCGGCGCAGCCGCGGCCAACTCAACATTCATTCCTCTGTCCCTCAAGACATCCCTCAACGCCTGCGGAGCCTTCTTCCCCGGATTCAACTTCATGTGCTCCGCGACGGCGTTTCGGATAACTTCGTCGGAACGAATCAGCACCGCTGCATCATCGTATGTCATCCTAGTAACTTCCGCCGACGGCGCTACAGCTTGCCGAACCGTCTGGGCCGCTTCTGCGGCCTTCGCCAGTTGAGGGTTCTCCGCTGTGGCTTGCGCGACTGCTTCGGTGGTAGAAGCTGTTGTAGCTTGCTGCGTTGCATGGTATTTTCCAATCGCCTCCTGGGCAGTTATGTTGCCTTTGGCAAGGTTTTCAAGAGCCTCAAGGTTGCGGGCTCCGGCTGGAACTGCCTTCTTGTAAGCGCCGACTTCTTTGTTGGCCTTGGCCCTAAGCTCCGCTGCGGTGAGGCGGCTGGCTACCTTTGTGTCTTTTTCTGTGACCTTCGCGGCCTCAACAGCCGTTCTATCAGCCTTCCTCTCGGCCCTCCTAGCGGCCCTTGCCTCTGAGGCAATCTTGCCGTGTCCCTCGACAACCAAGCGGTGGACATCCTTCTCCTCAACATCAGTCAGCTTGTCAAGTGGCCTTCCATACTTCCTCTGGGCCATCGCCTCAAAGTCCTGAAGAAGAGTCCTGTCGATTGGCGCTGGTGGCGCTCCGGCGGCCGCTGGCGCAGCCCCAGCCGTAGGGGAAACGGCAGCCGCAGGGGTAGCGGCTTTTGGGGCAGCAGCCGCCGGGCTTGGCATCTCCTCCAGCGGACGCCCTAGGATACGGCGGACAAGCCGGCGAAGAGCAGGGATGCGCTCGCCGACGGCGCCAAGAACACCGCCTGCGACGGCAAATCCCGTGCCAGTTTCAACAAGCTCTTGAGGAGTTTTCGCAAACGAAGTTGCTTCTACCATCGCACGGGGTAAAATACCGGCAGCGCGGCTTAGGAGCGGAATGCCCTTAGCGGCCTGGACCTCCGGAATGAGGGCCGCTGGGGCCGCTGAAGGCGCGGCTTGGCCAACGACTTCGGCGAGGCCGCCGACTATTGGGTGTGCCTTCTGATATTCCTCAGACAGACCAATCGTTGTCTCACCGCGCTTTAGGTACTCCTCGCCGGTCCGGGCCAAGGCTCTCTGTGCCTCAACACCCGCTGGCCCTGGAGCAAGACGGTTGAGGTAGCCAGCTAGAGTGTTCACGTTAGCAATGCCTTTGGCAAAGCCCGCCGAAAGTGGGTCCGCAATTGAAGGCTTCGGCATAGCTGCGCTTGGCGATGGCGCCTGACCGCGCTCCAGCGGCGCTGGCATTGCTTGGCGCAGAACGCCGCGAACGAACTGTTGCTTGGACTGCTCTACCTCGCTATCCGCCAAGCCCTTGGACAGCTTGGGACGAACCGTCAGCGTCCACAACCGCGAAAGGGCACGCTCCTGCAACTCAGGCGGTAGCCTCGCTAGGCGCGCCCTAAAATCAGGGCGGTTCGTCAAAGACCCAACTTGGGCCGGATTAAGGTTAAGACCCCCCACCAGATTCTCCCATTATCAGATATTTCAACAACTCATCATCCTTGGTCTCCATCAAGCCCTGCAAGTCATCAACTTCCTTCTCGACCTGCTGAGCTTGGCTTAGAAACGCGGCGGCCTCATCGTCTTTGTCAGCCTTCAAGAGAGATGTATAGTTATTCCGCAAGTTGCCAGCCTCAGCTTTTTTGGCCGCTAAAAGCGCCCGAAGGTTCTTATTGTATTCGTCCTGAGTTCCACTGTGGCTCAACTTCGCAACGGCCGTCAGAGCATCGCCGCGAAGCCGCTGGACCTTCTCCCGAGACTCGGCATCAATGACAGCCTTGGCCAGGACTGTCTGCCGAGCCAACGCGCCGGTGATTTCGCGTGACACAATCAGGTCATGCGTCATCTGCGTCCTGGCATCCAGCGTAGCTCTCTGGACAGGGCTTAGCTCAAACCCAGCAGCGAACCTAGCAGCTTGGTGCTGCTCTTCCCGGCCCAGGGGACTAGCGCCAAGCATCTCCGGCCCCCGGCCCTGCTGCATCATCTTTTGCTTGACACTCTCTGCCATTTCCGCCGTTCTAGCCTGCTCAGCGCCCGCGCGGGCCTGCGGCGTAGTCCCAGTCATAAACAGCGGTTGCGCTCCGGCACCGGCCTGCGGCGCCGGCTTCGCCGCCCCCTGCTGCTCCCTCTGCTGCGCCTCCTTAACAGCTTGCTGCGCACCGACAGCCTCGGGCGAAGTTTCGCCCGGCTTCATCGCTTCTGCAACCGACCCGTAGATTTCCCTCAAGACCTTCTGTTTCTTCGGGTCGCTCATAATCGTCTGGATGATGCGCTTGTTCACCGGATCATCAGGGTTCTCATACGCCCTGAGAAGAACACTCATAATGTTTTGGGCTTCCGTCCGCTTCCGGTCTTCCGCCTGTTGCTTCATCCGTGAAATTGATTGCATTATGTTGCTGACGGCGCCGGAGACCGTCGCTGCTCTAGCACCACCTTTAGTGCGGAACTCGAAACCAGTTTCGTAGCCGCCAGGGGCGACGTATGGCCTCGAACCGGGCATCTGCTGCAACGCAGGCGCAGCGCGAGCGGCTCCGCCAGGAGGCACAGGCCCTGGCACAATCGCCGGCGGAGCCCCGCCAACTTGGCCTGGGAAGCCTTGGGCCTGCCCCTGCGGCTGCATTTGCGCCTGGATTTGCCCAAACTGCTTCAGCATTGGTGCAAGCACTTTCGTAATCTTCTCGAACAGGGCGGCGTTTCCCCCAGGAGCAGCCCCGGCTTGGGCCGCCGGGTCCGCACCACCTGGAGTCTGTACGACATTTTTCAAAAGCTCGCTGAGGTTGCCAAGACCCATATTAGCCACAAAAACCTCCTACATACCAATATCACCACCGGAGGTGACCTCACCACCCGCTCCGGTGTAGATTCCACCGCTGCTACCGCCGCCTCCACCTCTGATAGTCCCGTAGAGGTCAGCAATGCCACTCATAATCGACCCCGCAGAGCCCGCCAAGGCTCCGCCAACGCCAAGTCCGTAGGAACCTCCAAGATACGGCGGAAACGTAGTCGCCATCCCAAACATCGCATTTATCAACGGCCCATACTCAGGACGAGTCCGGATGAACTCGGCCAAGAGCCTGTCAATTGACGCCTGGTCGTAGCCCTGCAAAATCTCGGAGAGGTTGCCCATGCCCGTGGCCAGGAACTCTGAGGCGCCCATCTGCCGGGCTCTAGCGGCTTCCAAAGCCTGGGTCTGAGCCTGCATTAGCTGGGCGTTGATGTCTTTCTCTGTTTGGCCGTAGTAGTCTCCCATGGCCTGGCCAAAAGGCGATGAGGCAAGATTGCCAGTAAACGCGAACTGCTCCCGCATTCCTTCGGCGCCTTGACCAATCTGCCGCTGCATAGCCTCGACCATGGCTTTCCAAGCCGGAGTCTGGTCGACTGGCATCCCTGTCTTGGACATCTCCGACAAAGGCCCCAAACCAGGCGTTTCACCAGGCTGGCCGGTTTGGTAAAACTTCATCAACGCCTGAATCAACGGGTTGAGCGGAGCCGTGAGCTGTCCAGCTCCAGTCTCACCTCCGGTAGGAAGCAACGCTGACAAGTCAAACGGAGTTGCACCTTTGCCCATTTGGCTGGTCAAGAATTGCAGGAAGTTCTGCGTAAACGATGGGTCAAGCGGGTTGACACGCCAAAAGTCGGCCTGGCCAGGGTCAGTCAACATTGTACCCTGCTCATACGGAATGCCAGTGTCGCTGTATCCACGGCCAGTAGAAGCCGGAGGCACAACCCCCGGCGAAACCTGCGGAGAAGGCGGTAGCGGGTTGAACCATTGGTTCGAGCTGCCACCAGGCGCGCCACCGCCGCCATCAAGTGCTCCTGGTCCATACGGCCAAGTTCCCATTTTTCTCAATACCTCCCTGCGAGCGTGTACGCCCGTTTAACAGGCTTTAGCGCCCTGGAATGACGCCAATCTTCGCGTTCCCGTTTCTTAATACGCCCCGCGAGCAAGCCCAACCTTGTTGGGTGCTTCGGGTCGCCGTGCAAAAGCATGTGAATCGTTGTCGCCTTCTCAAACTCCAGCAGTTCCATGAACCCGCGTTCAGCGGCGCTCAAGACCAGGACTTCGAGCCAGTCCCTTGGAAGCAAAATCTGCGTCACGCCAACCAGCGTATCATCAATTGGATGCTGGAGGTAATACCTCGACCGAACCTGATACGTCTTGTCTGGAGGAGGGTCGAACCCGATGGTTCCCTTGAACCTGTACCAGACAGACGGAGTTGAGGGCTGCTTTGAGCTTTTGTCAATATACTGGTACGAGCGAGATTCCAGCTTGCGCCAGCGACTGTTTGTTGGCGGGTCAAGCCACAAGCGGAAGTTCAGGAAACCAAGGTTCACATCGCCGGTGTTGACGAATAAAGCCTCGTCGTACTCGGCCTGGCCGATTGACAAGACACAGTCCGGTCCATTCTCCTCAAGCTCCACAAACTCGTTCCGGAAGTCCGGGTTAGCAGAAATCTCCAGCAGGGCGTCGCGCAGCCAGATTTCAGCGCGTGTCTTGTCGGAAACTCTGTTTTCAACCCTTGCAACGACTTCATCGGCTAGGGAACCGATGGTTGGTGTTGTTACGACGGCTCCAACTACAATAGCCATAGCTAGATACCTCCTACATATTCGTCGCGCCCGCGCCGAGCGCGTAGGCTTTGGTCAGAGTCCCATCGTAGCGGAAACTCTGCGCGCTGCACTTGGAAAGCGTGGACCCGATAGTCATCCCACCCAGCACGTTCGTGGGCCAGACGAACGTCCGGCTGCCGGTCCCGTCCTGGCAGATGAGGAAATCAATCTGTTGGCCCGTCGTCGCATTCGACAGCGTCGAGCTGGTCACGTTCCCAGTGAGCGTGATTTTCTGCGTATTGCCCAGCGAAGCATCGAAGGTGGGCGTGGCAGAGAAGGTGACGGTGTTGACCGCTGGCGAGAGACTGCCGCCCTTTCTTATCAGCGTATTCGTCGCAGAATTTAAGATTCGGGTGGACGCCAGGTTCGTCACGAGTTCATTGTCAGCAGCCCCAGCCGTCAACTCTATGTCGTAGGTCGGCGTCGTTGTTCCTTGGACAATGCGAGGACGAGCAACGCTGACCTCGCTGGAATTGTCAGTAATCAGGTAGTGCCGACTATCCGTAATCGGCAAATCGCGCGAATGGGAATTGCTGACTGAGACCTTCTTAGAATTGCTTACTACATAGCCGTGACCGTCATACCAGAAGGTTGGCGGTACAGCACCGACCGTAATGGGAGATGTTTTCGTGGCGTAGCCGGTTGTACCTGGCGTGAGACCCGTCACGTCTTTAAGGAATCCCTCACTTCCAGATGCCCCGTTTACTAGCGTCGAATAGATGCGGGCAACGTAAGTGTTCGCAGGAACAGTTCCTAGATTCGCCGTAATTGTTTGATCAGGTGCTCCCGTTACTGTTAGCTGTAGGCTCTCTGCGCTTTCGGGACCCGGAGCAACACCGTGCATCCAACAAAACTTCCAGTAGTAAGTCCCAGCAGCGACGGTGCCGCCTGCGGTCGCAGACAGAAGCGGAGCAGCAGCAGGAGCGGCAAAAGAGCGATCAATCTGAGCCTCCGTGTCGTAGTGGTCAACGGAAACGGAGTAGGAGTCCTTGATGAGTACCCCTATTCCGGCGCTTTCCGTTGCGCCGCCCTGTATGCCCATAATCGCAGCGCTATCTTCGATTAAAATGCCGGCTCCGACAACCGTAATTGCGTAGTCGTTTATAAGGTCAGTTGTCGTGCCCCCCTGGATATGAAATCCGTGCCCAGCTCCAAAGAGAACTTTGGAATTCATAATGGTGGACAGAATCGGGGTTGTTATGACGAAGCCGCTGTCGGCAACGTGGCTTACCAAGACATCATTGATTTTGAGTCCATCCACATTACCGAAGTCGCTATGTCTAATCCTGATTGCTCCCCCAGCCGTCTCGTCCATGCCCGGCCCGACGACCGTAAAACTCTCCAGCGTCGGGTGCATCATATCAGTAAGTGTAAAGGAATCACTAGTAGCCGACTTCCGCATCAAAATGATGGAGCGTCTCGTTCCGTTTCCAAGGATTTTCGTAGTAGCACGCTGGTTAGTAAGCGCACCCGTTATTACATAAACCCCCTTGCCCAGACGCAGAGTTCCCGCCCTCGTATTGATGGCATTTTGTAGTGCTGCTGTGTCGTTTTGGGCAGCATCGAACCAGTAGGCTTCGCCGGTCGTGGACGTTATTGTGGGGGCCGCAGCAACTACAACTTGCGTCGCAGAGATGAAAGAAGAAATGGTCGTCTCATAATCTTCAAGAGTTGCCGCATTGCGGAGGATTAAGCGAATGGTTTTACCAGCGTCACTTGCCACGAATGGGTCATGTTTATCAGAGATGGTAACTGTCGCGTTGGCGGCGGTCGAAAGTACATGGTGAGTTTGCTTGCCTACTCCTGCAACGTAGACCTCATCTGGCCCTGACACCCCGCAGGAAAAGGTTTTCGTAGCCGCGTCATAATTCAGGTGATTCCCGTCAGTATTTACGCAGTCAGAGAGGGCTTTCGGGACCCAACCTGCGCCAGTGCCAACCAGTAAATTGTTATTAGGAGCGGTGGTCTGCCCAGTGCCACCTGTAGCAACAGGCACAACCGTCGCATGAAGCGTAACGTGCCTCACTGCCGTGGTGTAGCCACTAGACGAGACTTCAAGAGCATATTCACCAGAAGCAGCAAAGAACTCATAGTTGCCAAGGGCATCCGACACAAACGGATTGGCCAACGGCGTCGTAAGTTCTGAGTTGGAGTAAATCACCGCCAACGGCGTACACGGCGCTGTTGTGGCCGGCTCTGTACAAACGCGGATGGAAGCTCCAGCGATTGGCTTCCCGGAGGGAGAAAACGCAACGTCGAAGTAGTGGGCGGAGTCAGTGGCAAAGAGCGCCGCTGGCAGTAGCAGAAAAGCCGCAAAAAGCAGAAGTTTTTTCCTCATCCGTGAGCCTCCAGCGCAATCGTTACGGCAATCCAAATCTCCTCCGCCCTGCCCTTTGCAGCGAGCAGTTTCTCAAACAGCCAGCCAAACGCTGCTCGGGAACCCCGTATCTCATCCGCGCTCTCCCGGTAAGCACCGACAAGGATACAACCTTCGGTATCCGCATCGGTGTTCCCAGAGTGGATACGAATGCCGGTGAAGCCTGGAACATCCAGCACTATCGGCATATCCCGCCTGTACCGCGCGGACGGAGTGATGTCAACCTTGTAGGTCCCGGTGGGAATAGCCGTGACCTTTGGTATCTTCCACTCCGAGACGGGTTTGCCAGGAACCTCCCGGACGGTATCTTCGAGGGTGTAGCACTCGAAGACACCATCAATGAAAAGACGCCCAGCAGAGCTTTTCGGCGTGATTTGCTCACGCACCAAGTCCAGCTTCATGGCTACTTCGGCTCCTTAAAAGCCTTGTAGAGTTTCACCTCGGCGCCGATAAGCTCAATGGCCCCTTGCTCAAACAGCGCCTCATCGGCAAGTTCCTGCTTAGCAAAGAACTCCGAGTTCCTGATGACTTCCTTCACCTGAGGCAGAATCAGAACCAACTTGTCGAGTTTGCTGCCGCCTTGCTGCCTAACGATCTCTCCGACGGCTTCAGCCGTAGCAAGCAGGTTCCCGACTGCCTCGAACGGGTCCGGCCCTGGGATTACCGCGCCGACAGCGACGGCTACAGGACGAGCTTTGGCAATCCCTTTCCAGATTCCCTTTCCAACCTTTCCTAGAAAACTTAGTAACGACATACATCCTCCTTTGATTTTTTTACTTCGTCAACCCCCGAAACGTCCCGCCCCGTAGGGTCAAGACAATCTGCCCTGTGCCGCTAGTTGAAACATCATCGGGGGAACTTGCCGCATCCGTGGTAAACCGCACTCTGCCGGTACGATTCCCGCCCGCCACCGGAGTGAACGAGACATTCACCTGGCAACTCGCCGCTGCGGGTAGCGTCGCCCCACAGGTAGTGGAGTCGATAATAAAATCTCCCGGAGGGTCTGTCGGCGCGGAAGTCGTGGACGCCGCGATGCTGGTGATGTTCAGCGTCGCATCGCCGGAGTTGTAGAGCGTGATCTGCTCTGCGTCACTCGTGGTTCCGACCGTTCGTGCATCGAAGTTGATCGCGGAAACCGAGAGGCTGACCGCTGGAGCGGGCGGCGCCCCCGTTCCGGTTCCTGACAAGGAGACAGACTGCGGGCTATCAGTGGCATCGTTGGTGAAAACTAAACTAGCAGTCCGCCCTCCCAAGGCACTGGGAGTGAAACTCACACTCACGGTGCAGGAGTCGTCCACCGCCAAGGTTGACCCGCAGGTGGTCGAGTCAACGGCGAAATCGGCTGCGTGTGCACCAGTAATCGAGATGTCGGAAATGTTCAGGGTCGCCCCGCCGTTGTTCGTAAGCGTGATTATCCTGGGCGAATCGGCACTGGTGTTGCCAACGTTGGTATTGTTGAAGGCAACGGATACCGGACTCAGTTGCGCCCCCGGTCCCGATCCCAACGGGCCGATATATGAGTCGGATACAACCACATCGTCCCAGTAGCGGTACTCGTCTGCGGGCAAGAAATTCTGCCGATCCACTTGACGGCCAGGTTGGATACGAACGGTTTTGGTGGTTTTACTGCCCCGAATATTGACGCTTGTGGAACTGATAGCAAGCACGCCGTCTACCCAAACGCGCACGATCCCGTCCGACAAACCGGGTGTGTTCAACTGCACCTCGTTCTCGATGCAGTACCATCTATCGAATTCCAGAGTGTCAATGCTCGCCGGGTAAGTGACTTGGGTGCAATCTGCGGATGACCCGCACTGAGTTACGAATTCCATCAACAAGTATTTGACGGCGGGATAGTACGTATTCTGCAACTTCAGGATGGGACTGAAGTCTGAAAAGGTCTGGGCCGCGAGGAACCATAACTTCCTTTGTATGGCCTTGCTGGCCCCAGATTCCGGCGATTTCACATATACGTAGCCACGGACAAAGAGATGATCATAGCCAGTGGGCGAATTAACCTGAGCCTCGAAGTAGCGGTTTTTGTCTTGGTGAGCACTGCCACAGCCAATCATAGTTGTGGGCAAGGCAACCCCCGCGACTAACCCACCCACCGACTCTGTCCACGCGCTGCCAAGAGTTATAGGTGTGCCGCCGTTTTGCCTCGTCTCGGACCCTGAAACCGTCGAAACATAGATGTTCCATCCGGTTCCCCCGGGCCAACTCGAACTGGGGGAAGCTGCGGAGAGCAATTTGTTCGCGTCAATCGCTAAGGTGGACTCAGCCGAATACCAAGTCTCGCCATCGCCAGTAACATAGGTGATCTGTGCATAGTAGGTCCGGGCGCCCAATGCCCCGCCCGCAACCTGGGAGAGTACCGGCGCGATAGGCGCAACCGCCTTGTTAATGGTCGGTCTAGCTGCCCCACTTACCAACCCGCTATCTGGCTCCTGCCAGTCGGTCCCGAGCACACAAGTCCCGTCCCCGTTTGCACTCGCGCAACCAACCCCTCCCGCATTCTGCAAGGTTTCGGTGTTGGAAGTGTTTGAGGCATAGACGTTATAGCCCGTCGCGGTCAGAAACCCGTTGCTGTAGGCGGCCGGACTGGCAATTTTGATAACCTTGTTGGCGGGTTGTCCCCAGGCCTGCTGCAAACCAGGCGTGGTCTCCCCTGCTGCTGTTACGTAAGTGAGTTGTGCATAGACTGTCGAGGCGGGAAGCGCCCCACTCGTAACCGTGCTCATCACTGGCTGTGGGACTGGTGCCCCAAACCCACAGATATTATAGTGAATGCAACCAGAGTAACTTCCTGAGTGAACGAAGGCGGGGTCGGCGTTCACTGTATAGTTGGGCGGCCCGAGGCTTCCGCCATTCGTCCAGGCGGAGAAATCGCCGGACTCGAACCCGTCACTGAAGATGGGGGGTTGCCCGAACGCCGTTGAACAAAAAAGTAGGATGGCAAAAAGCAGTCTCATTCTGTTACTCACAGTAAAGTTGTGCCCAGCCATGAACGTTCGTGGGATTTGTAGCCCACGCTGGAGTTTGAATCCGAACTTCTATTAGGTCACCGGCAGCGAGAGCTTGCGTCAACCCCGTAACAATGCTAGTGGCATGAGCCAGGGTATCCCATTGCTGGGTAACACTTCCAAAACTGGTGGCATTGTTTAGCCAGAAATCAACCGTGACATTCTCGTTGGTGGCTGCTGTTCCACTTACTACCATCTTGAATTCTGCACGTTTCGCGGTGCAGGCCTTCGGCACGTCAATGTCGGCATAGCCAGTTGGAAGATTGGCGGCCAATGTGGGATAGTTACCGAAATAATATGAGGTACTGTCAGCAGGACTCGTCGAAGTTGTGGTACGGAAGTCTATGATATAGCCCAAACTACTTCCACCACAGGCCGCGCCTGCATCGCCCACACCTCCCCCCGCCAGCCACTTCACGCAGTTGTCTGTGGTCGGGTCTGCGCCCGCTGCCTTGGTAACAAGCAGGGCCGCGGGAGAACTGCCATAAAGGTCAACTGGCTTGGTGAGGGCATACTGAACGGCGGTGTCGTTGAAAAACCAGAAGGTATCGGGACTTCCCGCCAGAATCCCCCAATTGCCCGCCACGGGAGCGCCGGGGAGGGCGGCGGGGGTGATGTTCCCAAGGCCGGTGCCTCCGATAGTGAGTCCGGTTGCGGGGTCGTAGGTCAGCCCTGTATCGCCACCCACAGTATCGGTCCCAGTGAAATAGGCAACTTGATTGGCCGTAGCCGGCCCGACGGCACCTCCTGGCCTGCTAATATACCCCGTCCACACTGCGGTCACGGAGCCTGTACCGGTGAACGTCGTCACGAAATGGATGCGAACGTAGTTCACGGTGAAGTTGTATGGGATAGTAGCCCCATTCGAGGAACAGTCCTGAACGGCGATAATATCTCCATCACCCCACGTTATGTTGTCTGCTGAGGAGTCAACCTGTACCGAACAGACAGTCACCGTCCCGGACTTTGTCCAGGTAAGTTTGTGCCAGGAGATGGCGGAGCCGATTAGGCGGACGCCAGTGTCGGCGCCGATGGCAGAGGCGGCGTAAGACCTCAACCCAGAGTACACAACAGTCTGCGCCTGCAATGGGAGCAGGGCGGCCAACAGCAGCGTAGCTAGGAGCGCCAGCTTTTTCATAGCAAGTAAATCCTCACTTCGCCAGAATCGCAGGTTGGAACAACCAACCCATCAACCCAGCCAATTTTGCCGCTCCGCTCGGCGGACAAGTCGGACTTGCCGTTGCCGTCCCAAACTTTACGGCCCTGCCGGTCCTGGACAGCACAAACGTGGGTCTCGACAGTGTAGCCGACAAACTCAATGTGTTCGACCTTGACCATGTGGGTGAAGATTGGCGTTGTACCGGCTTCGGCTGCAGGGACCGCAATTACTCGACCAGTCGCTTGGATTGCCATTATTGTATACCTCCTAGGTATGATGCGGCGTTGATGTTCATGTTGTAAACACCTATGTTTTCTTACAAAAGATGACTTTCACAAATGCAGGACGGTTGTCAAACTGCTCGCCTGTGAAAGTCTCTGCCGGAACGGTATGCGTGTGCGTCGGCAAGGCCGAGCCAGTAAACGTCGGTGCAGGATGCGTATGTGCCTGCGCCGCGGCGTTGCTTGAACTCGTACCGATCTTCACCGCCGCCGTTGCTGTCCCTGCAATAGCGCTTACAGCCCCCACTGGCGTCCCAGCACCCGTCGGGCCGGTAGTGGTGGTGCTATTAGTCCCTTGCGGAGTGATACTGTTCGTCCCACCTGCTCCACCGATGTCGGAGTTCGCTGCAACGGTTCCTAGGAGGAACTTGCCGTTGAGTGAAACCTCTTCCGTCCATCCCGACCCTAAAGTAGCAGAGCAAGTTCCCGAAACGATAAGGACGACTGCACCGGGTGAAAGCCCTGGGCCTGGAGGGCCTTGCGCTCCTGTATCTCCTTTATCACCCTTAGCTCCAGTGTCGCCCTGCGGCCCTTGAATACCTTGTGGTCCCTGATCGCCGGTATCGCCTTTCGCTCCCGCCGGTCCTACATCCCCAGTATCACCCTTTGCCCCCTGCGGACCAGTATCTCCCGTATCGCCTTTGGGGCCGACAGCACCATCGTTTCCAGGAGGTCCTTGTGGGCCGGTGTTGCCCTGCAAGCCCTGGGCGCCGGTATCTCCCGTATCTCCCTTAACCCCCTGCGGGCCGGTATCCCCTACATCACCTTTGTCGCCCTTCGGGCCTGCTGGTCCTACATCGCCAGTATCTCCCTTCGGACCCTGAGGCCCAGGTGGCCCGCCTGCGCCCTGCTTCTTCCAGACACCAGGCTCCTCGCCATGCTTCTCACAGGTGTAGAAGTCTCCGTTAGAATCGTCAATAGCAACGTAGTTCGGGAAACACACACCCGTCGGCACGCCGCTGAAATTGAACGCAACAGCAGGCCCGCGGTGTAGCGGCTGCGCAGCCGCGCTGGCGGCAAAGAGCATCGCTGCTAAAAGATAAATAGTACCAGCGGAACTTCGCCAATTGTAGACCTTAACGAAATGGTTGTTTCTGTCCATGCGTCTGTGCCGTCGTAGATTTCTGTGGCTATCTCCCTCCGCGCGACGAAATACCCAGCCGGCAGCCTTCCCAGGTTATGGGTTACGGAGAAGTTGGTGTCCGGCGCGAACGGCGTAGTAACATCAGCCCAAACCCCGTCAATGTTATCCGAGTTGGTGCCATCTCCGAAAGAGATTCTCCCGTTGACAATGCCAACAAGTTGTTCATAGCCCAGTCGGATAATCCGGCAAAGCTCACCAAGCCACGACTCCGTCAAAGACGGCTTCCGAAACTCCAGCGTTGGCTTTGCCCTAGGCATCAAGCATTCCTATGCTCCCCGGAAACATCGTAGACCGGGGTGAATTCTGCGAAGCTTGACGGCGAGTTTGCGTCGCCGTCAAGACGCCAATCAAGAAACATGCCGGAAAGGCTGACTGGCACGGTGCGTACCACTGGGTCGCCAGACCCAGTCCCAGCAAACGAAACGGATTCCGTATGCACCTGGCCGCGTTCGTTGCGGAACCTCACAGTGAAACTCAACGGCCCAAGGTCGTAGAAGACAATCCGGAACTTCTTGACAGTCTTGCCGTGGCGAGTGTCGTTCATCGCAAGACGGCCGCTTTGGATGAACCAGGGCGACTCAGAATAACCGGTGAAATCGACAAGACCGGGGGTTCCGTCGGAGAAGCCAACGAGCATCGAATCCATCCCGCCGTTGACCGGCAGGCCGGCAGGAGTCCAGTTTTGGTCGGCAATCGTGCCGACAAGGTCGCAGATGCGGATAGCATGGAAGTCGGAGAACGTAGATACCAAGTCAACCGCCTTATCGTAGGCGAAGCGTGTCCAGCTTCCCTCCTCGATGTTGTAAACCCAGACGGAGCCACCGCCGGGAATCACCAGCCAGTAGGCGTTGAAGGCATTGCCGGAGATGCTGGAAGAAACAAAGCCATAGACCTTGTCCAGGTCAGCGACTTTTAGCTCAGCAAATATCCGCTTCCTCGCGCCCAGGCGGGCGGCGCCAGCAATCCCATACTCGCTTGTTATCGCCCGGCTGCCTATGGGCACGCTGTTAGTGCCATCAAACATATAAATGTCGTCTTTGCCGACATAGAACGCAGCCTGCTCGCCGAAGACTGCCAGGGAATATGGTGCGGTGTTGCCTCGATTGTTCTGGGTAATCGCCCTGAAGTCAAACGGGCGCAGCGCAACACCAGTCGGAACAATTTGAACAATGCCACGCCAGTGGAACTGGTAGCCAATCTGGGAGATTCGGCACAGGCCAGTTATTGGGCCGAGATCACCAAGTTCATCGTGGACTCCTGCGGAGTATGATGTCCAATCCGTAGGATCGCCGCTACGAGTCCAGCGTGTACGCTGGTGGCAACGGCCGCCTTCAATGGTATCTGCGACAACAAGGTGCGTCCCAATCTCAGCTAGATACCGGGCCGGAACAGCGTTCGCGCTTGCGGCAGCAAATGTATCCGTAATGCCGTCCCAAAGCTGGACTTTGTCAATTCCATTCGAGAACAGCAGCTTGTGGTTGACGACAGTCCAGCCAAAGAGCCTCGGCGGCGCGCCGGCCAACGTGCCAGTGACATCCGACCATGTTCTGGTGCCGGACTGCCACACTTTGATCTTTGTTGGGGTTATAACGCACTGAACCCTGTTCCCGGCAACCGTAAAGAAATCAGCTATCGCTAGGATTGACTCGCCGATGCTGGCTAGTGGCGTGTAGCCTGGCCGAACGTCCGCCCTAGCAGAACGGAACATTATGTTCCGGCAGTCGTAGAAGCCGAGGTTGCCAAGGACATGCTGTGGGAGCTCCGATTGAATCCCGCCGAAAGGCCCGCTCATCGGCAGTTCTGGAAGCTCGTCTGGACGAAGTTGACCTGGCGGTAGAATTGGCATATTACAAACCCAACCATTGCATAGCAAATTCTGGGCTGAGGTTGGGGGTCACAATGCAACTAACCGTTATGCCGCTGTCTTGGTACACCTGCAATTCCACATAGTCATTCGCAGCCAAATGATAGACGGTGGTGACAACTCCAGCATTACTCGCTGTAAGCCGCGGGGTCCAGGTCGACCGCGCCAGGGAGGTGCCTCCATTGAGCAGAATAGTAGACCCGCGGAACCCTAAAGCGCTAATCGCAGCAAAATCGACCATGCCCACAATTACATACGTTCCGGCCTTCTGCGCGGTGAGGCGGCCGGGGTTGGCCCCTGGATCGTGCAGCCCACCATTGTCGTACCGTTCTGTATCAAAAGTGAGCTTGGTATCTACGCCGCTAGGGATGTTAATCGGTGCTGAGTTGTACACCCGCGATCCATCCGGCGTCGTAGGAGCCACCAGCGAAATCTCATCCCACCCAGTCCCGTTCCACCGATACACCTTGGCTTCATCGGTAGCAATGTAGGTAAGCCCTACGAAGACCGCCTCCGGCGTGGGCCTGCTGGCGATCGGCCCGGACAGGAACAACCGTTCACGGATGTCAGTTTTAAGGTAACGAGTGACCTGCCCCAGCAAACTAGCAAGTTGGGTATCTGGGGGATCGCTTTCAACCCACGTTCTGCTGTAGGTCACCAAAGTGCTCCTTGGCGTATCTACGTGCCATCTCTGAATGAATCCAGTTATGATAGCCTACGCCGCACACAAGAAGATTCTGGCTTTTGTTGTTCCTTGGGTTCATATCCAAATGATGAACTGCCTCGTGACTCTTAAGAGGCCTACCAAGTGCATGTTCGGCCTTTAAGATATGCGCACGCCGCCAAGGAAACCAACTATGTAGAGAACAGTTGCTAGGGCAGTAGCCCTCAGTCTTGTACACCGCCCTTGATACAACTACATAGCCCCTATCCATGTACAGACCATAGGGTTTCCAACTCTTAGCCCTTGCGCATTTGTAAGAACAGTACTTCCGCGCCGCATAGACCGCATTGAACGGACTTTTACAACGCTTACAGATGTTCGGCACCTTGGCGAGCGCTGCCACTGGCAATCTCCTCCTCGGAAATCCCTAGTTTCTCCAAGTCGTCCCGGACTACGTCGGCGAGATCACTTCTGTATTGCTTCCCAGGAACCTTCAGCTTATCCGCAATCTTGTACGCCTTGTTGAAAGCGGAGCGGACAGAATCGCCATGGCCTGTAACAACCCCAACAACGTTGGAGCCGTCAGCCTTGACCAGTTCCTTCCGGGAGCCTAGCATAAGCGAACACGGGTCAAAGTGGTTCAGGTCGCCCTTATCCAAGCCGCGGATTGTAACCCCTGACTCTGACTTACCTTCCTTGTGCGGCCAAGGCGATAGTGTAACTCGAACGCCGGCCCCAAACCCAGGTCTCAGCGGCATCTCGACGCTCGACTGGTCCCGGGCAAGGTCAGACAGGAACTTCCCCACCTCACCGTCGAAAAGCTCCAGAAACAGGGTTGGCGCTGCGTCGTAGCCGAGCCTAGGAGTAAACTCAAGGCCATAGGCTTTGCCGTCCTCGGTCACGATTGCGTTAATATCAATTGGGCCGATGTAGTGATGGCCAGCAAGGAACTTGGTCATGCCACAAAGAAGCGGGCAATCGTCTGGGCGTGCCCAAACGACATTACCGGCACATCCCCCAGACGGTCCCAGGTCGCCATTCATCAACTGCTTCCGCTCAATGGTGTGGTTGAAGGGCTTAAGAAAATCAAGCCCATTGAACCAACCTTCAGTTGAGAGAGCGACACCCTCAAGGAACTCCTGCAACTCAAACTCCGGCTCGCCGTAGCTCTTCCTCTCAGCGTGGTCCAGAACCTCAAGCATGTCCTCCCGGCCGAGCGAGACATAGCTTGGAACAACTCCGCTAAGGTCGCCGGTAGGCTTAAACACCAAGCGGCCCTCAAACTCATCTACAAAGTCAGTGGCCTTGTCCCAGTCCTTAAATGACCACGACTTGGGCGTTTTGATGCCGCAGTCGTGCATCACTTCGTCAGCGAATTTCCTGTCAGCTTCCAGACGGTCGGCTAAGACGTTACCACAAGCGGTGGGAAAACCGCCCAGACGGAGCGCGTCCATGATGCAGCCGAATCCATTAACGTCGGCGATGATGTTGGTCTCCGGGTCAATGGAGAACTTCCAGTCTGTCACCTTCGGTACAAGCCCGTCCCCGATAGACTGGTGGTCCAGGCCGCGAATCCACATGGCAACTTCGTTGCCCTCATCAAGGACCCGAAGGGCGATGCCAAGACCAGCGCCGGCTTCCGAAAGGAACAAGAATTTCATTTCCTGGGCATTAGCTCCAGCAACCTATCCAGCTTTGCTTCAACCCGTTCAAGGCGCTTCTCTATCATGTCAGTGCGGACGGTGTTGCTCTCAGCCCGCATCTCGAACGCCTTCTCCACCCTGCCATCGACCTGGGAGAACGCTTCTTCTACCTTGCTGTCAACGCGGGAGGAAGCCTGCGTCCAGGCAATGTACAGAGTTAGAAGCCAAAACACCGCGACTATAACGTACTTGTAGATGCCGTTGTGGTTCTGTGACTCTGCCATTAGGTGTCCCTCACAATGTCGTCAATGACGGCTTGTGGAACAAAGCCCTTGATGCCGAGCTTCCGCTCCGCGTACTTCAACTTGTCCAAGTTCTCGTCGGTCATTCCGCCGGAACCGCCGTACACGCGCCGGAGGTTCTCCGCCTGCTCAGCGCGTGTACGACCGATTTTGAATCGAGTTTTGCTCGTCTTAATGAGCATAAGTTTATGCCCAAGCAATCAACCCGGCTGCATCATAACAGCCAACGATGGTGTTGCCGACCTTGGTGACGATTTCATTCGTCACTGTATCCTTGCAAGAGGCATCATCGGTAGCGAAGTGACAGCCGCTCACCAGAAAGTCGGTGCTGAGTAGGTCGTAGATGTACGCTGTGAGCGCACCGGCTCCTGCAAATGCTGGAACGTCGTGAACGAAACGGCAGTTGTCAACGAGATGTCCCGCAGATTGACCCGAAGATCCGGGAATCAGAAGGATGTCAACGTCAACATTAGCAACCACCGAGGCCGAGAAGACAGAGTTTCGGATCGTGGTAAAGTTGATGGTGTTGGTTCCGCTACCCTGTGCGACGCCATTGCGGCAGTCGAAGAAGTAGCAACGGTTGATGTCGGCCCACTTCGTCCCGATCAGTTTCACGCCGGCACTTGTAGTGTGAGCTGCCGAGCCCATGTCAGCGTTGCGGAAGTGGCAGTTGTAGAGCGACACCCCGGTCCCACCATAGGTCCCGTCTTCAATGATGTAAACACAGGAACCAACGCCGTCGCCGCGCTTGTTGAAACAGAGGTTTTCGATAGTCACAAGCGGAGCGTAGACCGAGAGTACCGGCGCGGTGGAGGCCGAGACGCATTTAAGTTGGAGACCGTAAACCTGGTTGATGTTATGCGGTACTCCGACGAGCGCGAGGTTGTTCTTACCAACAGCGATACTCAAGTCCGTGGCAGCCTCAATGTAGGCTACCGGGTCACCGCCACTGACATCGTATCCCTTATCGAGGACGTAAATCACATCGTAGGGGCCAGCGAGTGCGAGAGCACGACCGATGGTCTTGAGGGCATTCTCAGGGCTCGTCCCCTCATAGCCATCAAGGCCATTGACGCCATCAACAAAAAATACATTGGCCTCTTTCTTCCAGCCAAGGTGGCCAGAGCCAAAAACAGGAGCCCCAAAGCTGGTAATTCCATTCGGAAAGTTCGTAAGCGACATAATTCACCTCCACTAGGAACACGCTGGGTGGTTAGTCTTATCCCGCTCCCAGCCTGCCCGGGGGAATCGTGGACACCCCCGCTTACCCAGATTTTTTGCCCTGCGCCGCAAGCCCGATTACGCACACGGCTGCCACGGGACGGGCGCCACAGGAGGTTGGCGGCGACGACTCCGCCTTTGCCGTGTTATCCCGCTCCGCCACGGAGTAGCAACGCAGGGCATTAAAAAGTGTCGCTTGGCACATCACTGCTCCGCACCTCAGAAACTAAGTCCTTCGCCTCTTCCGAGGCAGACTCCAGGGCCTCTGCAATTACCTGGTCCCGGTCGAGGTTGGCCGGGTCATCGAAGCAGTCTTGGCAGACTAACAGGCCCCGCTGCGCCGCGAGCTTGTCTAGCGAGAAGTCTAGGCCACATCTGTCGCAACGGGACCAAGGAATGCCACGAATGCCGCTTCCAGCTTGACTCGGCATGAGCTACGCTCTATGGCCCGTTAGAACCCCAAACGCCCCACCAGTGGGTGGCACCAACTGAGAATCTCTGGTACGCAATCATCTTAATCGAACGAGTGTCGAAATCGTCCGAATAATCCTCAGTCAGCGGGAACCTGTTGTAGAACTTGAGCCAGGTTTCGCTCTTGTCCGCGAGCAGATACCACGCTGTCCTGCTGGTCAGGTAGTGCGGCTTGATGACCTGGAGGTCCTCAGCCAGCAGAGAGTTGATTGCGTTGTTGGCGTCAGTCGGCCTGTACGGGGACCCAAGCAACTCCCGCGCGAGCCAGCGAAGCTCAGGCGGAATAACCAAGAACTTCGGCTTGAGTGCGACCGGAAGCCCTTGGCTATCAATGATTCGCTCGTACTGGTCGAGCGCGAGCTGAATCGCTGAGAAGCTCAAGTCCTGGTCAACCGCAGGTCGGTTCGGGAATGTCCCAGCAGAGCTAATGTAGCTGGACACACCGGGGCCGATGTTTGTGGCCCTTGGCCCACCCAACAGCGGATGCGCTGCATTAAACAGCGATACGCCGTCAATGGTGGTAATCGTTGTGAAACCCAGGTTGAAGACGTTCCAGGCGCTCTGCTCGCGTGAGAAGTGTGCGCTGCGAGCAATCGCTTTCGGCACCTGCTTGATAAGCTGGTACTGGTCGTCTTCGTAAAGTTCCCAGGACGACCGCACGCCAAGAGCAAAGGTCGTGTGGATGTACCGCTTAGTGCCGCCTTGGATTGCATCCTCGTACTGGATAGCCTCAGCTTCGGGCTTTTCGACCATTGGGCCAAGCCCAGAGAACTCGACTTCGTCCTCGTAGGCGGCTGTGGAGTTTTCGATGTTGAAAACCAACGAGTACTCCTCAGCCCGTTGAAGCATGTCAAGCCAATGGACGAACATATCCCGGAGTCCTGGGGCCATTAACTGTGCGAATTGCCCTCTTACCATCATTTTCCCTTCTCCTTCTCCGGGCTATGCGAGCATTTGCCGGGCTGCGGGGAGAACAACAAAGTACACTCCACGAGAATCGTTTGGGTCTATGCCGACGATTCTTACGGCAACATATGTACCTTTCGCCTTGTCAACATACCAGTGGAGATCGGTGTCTATGGTTAAACCATAGGACTTGCCGATGTCAGTGGCGACGGCGGTCGTGCCAACTTGGCCATGAAACACCACCTCCTCCGACGCCAACTCAACACCAACCTTACCATCATTGAGTGGCGCGCCACGCGGAATGTTGACTGCGGCGGGCTGATTCGGCACCGTCCCGAACGACAGGGTCTTTGGAACCCCAAGTGTGGTCAGGTACGATGCGTCTTCGAGGGAAAAGCCTGCGATGGCATCAGTAACAGCAGAACCGCCATCGCCAGGCCACGCTATGACCCCGCCGGTAGTTGTGTACACTTTGACGGGGGTGCCGGCCAAGAACGTCTGGATCGCGTCCTCAGCAAGACGACGAACCGGAGGTTGGTTCGCGGTTGTCGTCCTCACAGCACGGATCGGAATGGATACTCCCGAGGAACTTGCCACGGGTTTTTACCTCCTACTTGGATTCGCCTCCAACTACGGCTTCGACTTCTTTCTCCCCCGGAAGAAAAGCTGAAATCTTTCTGGTCAACTCCGGCGGAGCCCCGACCTCCGCGAGTGCTTCCCGTAGGCTCTGTTTGCCCTTCTCCTCTTTCAACCTGCGGGTCAAGCGATCAGTAGCCCGCTCGACGTTGTACTTGAGGGCGCCGAGGTAATCTTTCTTGGCAATCTTCATCAAGATGAGGTCTCCCTTGATGATGGCGCTGTCTTTCAGCAAGAACGTAGGAGCCTCAACGTCGTTCACTGTGGCGTTGACAAAGCCCATGGACTTCATCTGCTCGTACCAGATGCCGTCCATCGCCAGACGGTTGACCCACCGCAGCGAGATGTTGGGGTTCTTGACCCTCAAGTTGGTGAAATCGGCCGAAGAAAGTGGCTTCGCCACGATAGTTTCATCACCAAGAAACTTGGCCCCTGCCGGAGGCGGCGCGCCAGCAGGCGCCGGCGGCGTCGGAAGATTCTGAGACGTAACTGCTGGTGTTTTGTTATCCTGCAACAAATGTCAACTCCTTCTGACGCTTCTTGTAGTCCTCCGGCGTCATCTTGAATTTCGCCGCGATCTTGAGTTGCTCCGGCGTTAGCTCCTCGCTCGGCGGAGGCCCCCCCGGGGGCGCAGCGCCAACCGGCTCAACCAGGAACCAGTTCTCGCCCTTCTTCGCGGCCTCAACCAACTCCAAAGCGTGCCGGCCCTTGATAAGGTCAAAGAGATTGACCCAGGTTTGCGGGTGAACCTGCTGCACAATCGGAACCTGCTTCGCAAGCTCATCAATCTCGGCGGAGTATTTGTCATACAACGCCGTCAAGTTTAGCCCACCAGGTTTGCTCTCGGTTCGAAGCCTGTCCCTGGCGAGCATTCGGGCCGTAGCCGCGGCGGAGCTGTAGGCCATAGATGCAATTGGAGCGGCCCGCTCGGCGAAAGCCTTGTCTTCATCAACCAAGAAGCTGGTCAAGCCTGGCGGCCTTGTGGCATCTGCCGCCGCTGCCGCTTGCACTGCCTCAAGCTCCACCAGCTTTGCTCTGACCTGCTCAAACTCAGTGGCCTGCGTCGCGGCGGCTGTTGCCGCTGTCGCTGCGTCGGTACGAACTTTCTCCAAATCCGCCCTGACCTGAGACGCCTCCTGTAGTTCTTTCACAATTTCTTCCGAAGTCTTGCCTTTGAGATTCTCCGGAATCTTCGACTCGTCTTGTTTGCTGAACCAGGACATCTACTTAACCTCCTTGGTGTAAGCGACCGTTTTGACTTTCCCTGCCGCTAAATCCCTTTCATACTGGCGTAAGGACTCTTGGATGTTGGAAACCTCCTCGAAAGCGTCCAACTTTCCCTGCAAACGATTCATCACATGCGGCTCACTGGCGGCCCGAAGTAACCGCAAGGTTTGCGAGAACCTCTGGGCCACCCATCTGTTGAAGTGAACCGCCTCCGGCTGCCCCAGCCATTGGAGCACCGCCGACTTGTGCTCCAGGAGTTCCTCGTACTTCACTCTTTGCCTCCGGCACCATGCGCTCAACTTCGTCGAAGCCGAAGTGACGCAGAATAACCTTCATAAGATTGTTCGCCGCAATGATGGTACTGCTAACGTAGTCCTTGACGTTTGGCGGTGACAGCGGGTTAGCCGCTGCTTGGAGCATCTGTGTTATCATCCCATAATGTCGGGACATCAGACCAGACAACATGATGTCATTCTGCTTCTCGACTTCGCGGTTGACGCTCGCGGTAGTTGAAGCAATCGGCAAGCCAATCGTGCCAGCTTTAACGGCTTCAAGACCAGCCCTGATGTCCTTCGCCTTATCGCCAAACAGGTCCGCCCGGTCTCCAACACCGAACTCCGCGTACTGCCGTACCAGCATACGGCCCAGTTTTGTGTGCGCGTACCGAGCATCGGAGATATTCAGGTCGCTGCGGTTATTGCCTTCCTGCAAAAGCGACAAAGTCCCCATTGCGGTGTAGACACCGCGCTTGCCCGGACCGCCAGCGCCAAAGCCCTGCTGCGGAGGGCTGACGCCAGTCCGTCGCTCAGCGAGGTCCAGCAGAAGGCGCTCCTCCTCCATTGTCATCGGTGAAGGCTCGCCAAAGGACATCATTTCCAATTCGTCCTTAGCCGCAGGAACCAACGCGCCGGGGAATATATTGTAGCCCTCATGCAGTTTTGAGTCCGGGTCCACACGGGCGACCTTGGCGTTAGCCACCGTCATTGCATCACGCCTTTGGTTGTGAACCTCTGAGATTTCCTCCTGCATCGGACCGAGAGCTTCGCAGAAGCCAATGCCGTGGAACACCCCCTCACGGGCGAGGAGCCTGCCAGCAATGAAAAGCTCGTCTGGGTAATACTGGTAAACCGCACGGAGCAGCGTGTCGGTGCCCATGTGATACCAAGCAATGATACGAGTCCGGAGGTTGTTCACCTTGTAGATGCAATGGCACTCGTAAATGTCCCACTCTGCGTAGTCGTAGTCAAGTGGCGACTTGACATCCGCATCCGCTTGCCTTTGAAGTTGCGCTGGCGCAGGGCCGGCTCGGTCGGGGGTTTTCAGGACAACCTCAGTTGCCTTCTTGTCGAAGACCCCCATGAACTCACGTTCCTCAATCTCGTGCCGCTGCATCCGTTGGATGTGGGCTTTAATGTCTGCGCCTTCAACAGTCCTCGCCGATGGGGGGATGAGGAAATTCTCAAACTGGACCTTCTCCGGCTTCGGCCCCTCGTACTTTGGACGGCGGGTATGGGTGAACTCAGTTGTCACCGGCGACAAGCCATCACCAGCAGGAACCACCCAATCCTCAAGGGAAAGCTCATGCGGGCACTTGATGACGCCAGTCCCAAACGCAATGACATCGTCGTAGAACTCGGAGTAAACCCTGTAAAGGTCAAGCTCTGTTGGCTCGAAAGCGACATACTGCATAAACTCTTCAAGAGCCTCACGCATCGGCTCGCCAGCGCCTTTGTGTGTGCCGAGAACACGGAAGTACCAAAGCGGCCGGGTCTTGAAAACCGCCGCCATGAACCTCGATTTCAGTGAGTCACAGAAAATCGCAACGATGGGGACAATAAGATTGCTGGCACCGTGGAACGGATACTCCCGGACCTTCTCCTTCGGCTGCGCTTCGCGGAGCATCCGCCACTCACGCAGCCGTTGGGTGTGCAGCGTCCTAAGACCATCCTGCATCGCGCGGATTCGGTTCTTGAGATGCTTCTTCAGAGCCGCTTCAGCATCGCTAGACAGGGTTACTTTGACTATCGTTGGCATTAGGCTTCTTCACGTCGGGCTGTGGGACGCTGTCGCTACCCCGTGGGGTATTACGGCCCCCAGTCATCAAGGCCACAACAGCACCGCCGATACTGGCAAACATCGAAATGAGTGCTTGTTTGGTGTTGGCATCACCACTGAAATAAAGGACCGCGAACAAAAGCAGGACGAATAAAAGGGTTAGAATCAGTTTGTCAAAGTGCTTACTAACCGTGTCGTTCATGTCCGGTTACCTCTTCTTCTTGTGTGGTTTGAGCCCTGTCGCCGATATACAAACCGCCCAAGGATTGACCTTCTTGCCCTTGCCTTGTTGCCGGGCCTTGACTTTGGCCACGCAATGCATCAGTTTTGCTGGCATTAGTTCACCATCCCCACATACGAATACGGTTGCCCAATATGCCGTGCCTGCTGCCGGTTCGCCACCAACATCTTACGGAACACCTCAGAGCTACGCGGGCTTTTCAACATCTGCGGCGTGTACGCCATCGCATCGAGGATGTCGCAGTAGCGCCCTTTCGGAAACGAAGTGTATTCACCGATGAAATCCTGAAATTTCTTTTGGATCCAAAAGCGGCCGCTCTCGAAAATCGGAGACAGGACATTCCGGATACGCCATTCCTTCTTCCTGGTCATCGTCCCGTCTGGGGCTTCGCATTCACCATTCAACTCGATAATCCGCAAGGACCGATTTTCAATCATGTTTCGGTAGCTGATGTGGTACGCGAGGTACTTCTGCGCAGCAACGGTCTCAAGCCCGAACCGGCGCAGACCCCATTTATCTGCGATTTTGTAGATTTCCCCGATGTAACTATCGTAACTAGCATGACCCGCCCAGCAATCCAGTAGGTAATAATCCCCAGTTTCGGAGAGCCCAATGACCACAATTGAATGACGGCAACGTCCCGCCGCAGCATTGCCAGCGTGATTCGGGTCGGAGACCATGCAAATCTGTAGATGGCCGTACAGGAGGTCTTTTTTGACGATTCCATCTTTGACCTCGTGGGTGATCCGGTCACGGTTGTCGGCCGTCTTTTCAGTGTGGTAGTACCCTAGCCACTCAGGCTTGAAATCGGCGTTCTCAGGAGATGCTGGGTTATTAAGGAACTGGCAACTAAAATGGTAATTGCCCAGGCGATCCCGGAGTCTTAGGAGTCTTTCAAAAGAGAACCCCTCTGGAAAGATCGGTTGATCCGCAGGATGCTCGGCGCAGCAGCCGCCAAGGGCGGAGTGTGAGTGGAAAACGAACCAGGGTTCGTTTTCGCGGACGTAGGAGTTGAGGTCGTGGAACGACCAGCGGTTGCCAATGACCAACTCATCGTTCTCGTGGTTGGCATCTTCTGACTCGAACGCGCCAACCAGCAGCCTATGGAAGTCAATCGTTGCATCCATGATAGTGGCCGACTCAATTGCTTTCCGACCCACAAGGTCGTCCTGGACGATTGCGTTATAGTGGCGTGACTGCAAAGCACCGCCGACGCCGAGAAAATCAAACGTGCCCTCGCCATGGGCGCCGCCGGTGGTTGAGGATAGTCGGCGGGTGTGGAGGGAGATGTTGGTCCACATCTCCTGCGGTGTGGGAAGAACTTCCGGGAAGAGGCCGCGGAACAGGGCGTTTGATTCATAGTGCCAACGAATTCGCTTGCCAAGTTTCGCGGCGTTCGTGATGTTTTCGGAGACTAGAAGAAAACGAGCGTCGGGATTGTGACGGCGAAGGAGCCATTTAGCGAACTCGTCAGAGTAACCCAGAGCTTTGAACCCGTCAATGTCCTGGTTGCTAACTGGCAGCGACCACCAAATCGGCAATCCTTCGGAACAAATCGTAGATTTGAAGTGGTCACGGGGTAGCTCATAGACATCCTTGAGGTAATCACGCTCAAGGGAGAGACAAATCGGCAGATGAAGGGACTCCGTCAGCCGCTTGCGGCGGAGCCCAACCTTGATAAAGTAGTACAAAGAGCCAAGGCAGTTAAGCCGCAAAGCTGCTATCTTGGCGTCATTGTCCGGTAGCCCCAACACTGGGATTGGAACGAATCTTTCGGCCATTCAAATCTCTTCCCAACCAAAGATTT